AGCATGATTAAGTCGTAACAAGTTGCTCCGCAGCATCTCTGGGAACGCCTACTAGAAGCCAAGTCACGCTTGAAGCCTGTGCAGTCTAAGTATCGTGTGCTGTTCGAAGACCCGAATGCACCTGACGAACCTGCCAAGGTGCTTGTCCCTGATCCTAACTGGATGGCTGCGGCACTAGAGGGTGACATCTTACCACCTATTGACACCTATCAGCGTGATCGTTTGGTGCCTGACGGACAGCCAAAGGAACACCCCTACGCAGAACCTATCGGTGCTATGACAGAAGAAGAAGCGATAGAGTATCTGGTAATGAAAGACATAGACCCTGCCGTATGGCGGGACTACAAAGGTAACAGAACGATTATGAAGATTGTACCTGTTGAAATGATCCCTTCGGATCGGTCATTTAGAAACGCATGGAGAATTGCACAATGACAACTTACATCAATATCAACGGAGATGTTCGTGATGCAGCATCTCTTACCGTTCCAACAGACCGTACCTTTCGTGGGGCATGGACATTCAACGGCGATGCTGTTGAAGTAGACATGGCGGCTGCACGTGACATCCACAAGGACAACCTACGTTCAGAACGCAAGCCACGTCTGGCTGATCTGGATGTTGCCTACATGAAGGCTCTGGAAGCTGGCACAGGTGCGGCTGAGATTGCAGCACAGAAGGCAACACTGCGTGACATCACAGACGATGCACGTTTGGCAGCGGCAACTACACCTGATGAACTCAAGGCATTGGACTTGGCTACCCTGTTGGGAGAATAAGGTATGTCGAAGGCACGTCAACTGGCAGGGGCTGACTGATGGCTCCTGAAGAACTTGAAGCAATGTTAGATAGAGCAGCTAAAAGAGGTGCAGCAGAGGCATTGCGTTCTTTAGGATTACATGACGAAGATGCAGCAAATGACCTACGTGATATGCGTAGTTTGCTTGACGCATGGAGAATGACCAAGAAGAGTATTTGGTCTACAACCGTTAAGATGGGTACAGTAGCTGTACTAAGCTTTATAGCTGCTGCAATGTGGATGTCTTTAAAGTAAATGTCAGCTTTAGATCAAATAAGAATAGCTGCTGAAGATGATCTGGTAACCTTTATTAAACTTATAGCACCAGAGCAAGTACTAGGACAATGCCACGAAGATGTCTGCAATTGGTGGACAAGAGAAGATAATAAGTCGCATCAGCTACTCCTATTCCCTAGGGACCACGGCAAGTCAAGACTTATAGCTTACAGGGTTGCATGGGAACTAACCAAAGACCCAACACTTAGAATACTCTATATCTCAGCAACAGCTAACCTAGCAGAGAAACAACTAGGCTTTATCAAAGGCATACTTACATCTGAGATATACAGACGGTACTGGCCTGATCACGTAAACTTTGATGAAGGCAAACGTACACGATGGACCAACTCAGAGATTATGTTGGATCATCCTTTAAGGAAGAAAGAAAATGTTAGAGACCCTTCGATCTTTACTGGTGGACTTACGACTTCGCTTACAGGACTTCATTGCGACATCGCAGTCCTTGATGATTGTGTCGTTTACGAAAATGCTTACACAGGCGAGGGAAGGAATAAAGTCAAAAGTCAATACTCTCTTCTCTCCTCTATTGAAGGTGCTGAAGCGAAAGAGTGGGTCGTAGGCACTAGGTATCACCCTTCTGATCTGTACAATGATCTTCTTCAAATGATGGAAGACCAGTACAACGAGAACGGTGAGAAGACAGGTGAAGAGAATATCTACGAGGTATTTGAGAGACCAGTGGAAGACCTAGGGGATGGCACAGGTGAGTTCCTCTGGCCTAGACAGCAACGTAAAGACGGTAAGTGGTTTGGGTTTGACATTAAGATTCTCGCTAAGAAACGGGGTCAGTACTTAGACAAAGGCCAGTTCAGAGCACAGTACTACAACGACCCTTCTGATCCAGACAACGTTCCCGTAGGCAGCGAAAAGTTTCAGTACTTTGATCGTAAGCATTTAAAAGAAGAAAACGGATACTGGTTCTATAAAGACAACAAGTTAAACCTATATGCAGCCGTTGACTTTGCATTTAGTTTATCTAAGAAGGCTGACTCAACAGCTATCGTTGTCATAGGAATAGATGCTGACAACAATGTTTATGTCTTAGATATTGACAGGTTCAAGACTGATCGTATCTCAGTTTACTTTGATCACATCTTTCATCTGGTCAACAAGTGGTCATTCAGAAAAATGAGGGCCGAAACAACAGTAGCTCAGATGGCTATTGTCAGACAACTAAAAGAACTAATCAAACAACATGGGTTGTCTTTAAGTATCAACGAGTACAGACCTAATAAGAACCAAGGCAACAAACAAGAACGGATAGCTTCTATTTTGGAACCTCGTTATGATAACATGAGCATGTGGCACTACAGGGGTGGCAACATTCAAATACTAGAAGAAGAGTTGTCTTCTCGTAACCCTGCACACGATGACGTTATAGATGCCTTAGCTTCAGCAGTTGACATGGCAGTTAAACCTTCTAGGAAAATCTTTAGAAGCAGAGACAACGTTGTACAGTTTAATAAAAGATTTGGAGGCGTTAGCTTTGGCTAAAGGTACTTTAAACAAACCAAGAGAAAAACAATGTTATCTTTGTGGAAAATCCTTTCTTCAAGTTAGTTGTAAAGGTTCTTCATTTTGTTCTACTAGCTGCCGAAATAAAAGTAAAATATCTAATGATTTAGAGTATAAATTTAATAGACTTTGTAATTCTGCAAAAAATAGAGCAAAAATAAAATCGCTACCTTTTGATTTAACTGTAAAATATCTTTTAGATTTATATGAAGAACAAGAAGGCTTGTGTGCTTTAACTTCTGTTGCTTTTGATTTTGAACCTCACTCAAGAAAAAGTGTTGCAAACAAAGATACAATATCTCTTGATAGGATAGAACCAGATATGGGATATACAAAAGAAAATGTAAGGCTTGTAACTTTTCAAGTAAACTGTGCAAAAGGTTTTTACACAGATGAGGAGTTTTATGAAATGTGTGCAAATGCTCTAAGGAATAGAATGTAATGGCTGGAACAACTATTGATCTCTATTCTCTTATAGCTCCTCACGCATTAGCTACGGAGATTGCAGACAGATGGACTATTTGGAATAACTCACGTCAGCAAAAGATCGAAGAGTGGAAAGAAATCCGTAACTATATCTACGCAACGGATACCCGTACTACGTCCAACAGTAAGCTGCCTTGGACTAACAGTACGACAACACCTAAGCTAACACAGATTGCTGACAATTTACATGCTAATTATTTCTCAGCTTTGTTTCCTCAGAAACGTTTCTTTAGGTTTGAAGCGAGTGATCAAGAAGCTAACACAAAGAATAAACGTGACGTTATCCAAGCCTACATGGAAAACAAAATACGTCAGTCAGACTTTGAGAATACTGTAAGCAAACTTATCAATGATTATATTCAGTACGGAAACTGTTTTGCTACTGTAGATTTTGTCAGAGACTACACTGAGTACGAGGATGGTGAGAGGGCCGTTAACTATGTTGGACCTAAGCTTGTTCGTATTTCTCCTTTTGATATTTGTTTTAACCCCTTAGCTGCTTCCTTTATCGACTCACCTAAGATTGTCAGAACGCTTCTTACAAAGGGTGAAGTCAAAAGAAAGATTGATGAGACTGTAGACAACGCCTACATGAACGACATCTTTGAGAAGATGATGTATAACCGTTCATATGCTACAGGTAATGACGTAGATGTACATAAGTCAGAGGGGTTCTTAGCTGATGGGTTTTCTGACATCAAGCAATACTTTGAGTCTGACTATATAGAAATCCTTACGTTCTACGGTGACATGTACGATGCTGATACAAATCAGTTCATGAAGAACCGTGTGATCACAATTGTTGACAGGTCTTATGTCTTGTCAAACGAACAGAACCCTAGCTGGCTAGGTAAAGCTTCTGTCTTCCATGCAGGTTGGAGGGATCGTCCTGATAACCTCTATGCAATGGGGCCACTGGATAACCTAGTAGGTATGCAGTATCGCATTGACCACCTAGAGAACCTCAAGGCTGATGTCTTTGATCAGATAGCCTATCCTATTCTCAAAATCAGAGGTGACGTAGAGGACTTTGAGTTTGAGCCAGCAGCCCGTATATACATGGGTGAAGAAGGTGACGTAGGGTACCTAGCACCAGATGCAACTGCACTCAATGCTGACTTCCAGATTCAAAACCTAGAGAATAAAATGGAGATGATGGCAGGTGCACCAAGGGAAGCTATGGGTATCCGTAGTGCAGGTGAGAAGACAGCCTTCGAAGTAAACCAATTGATGACAGCAGCAGGTCGTATCTTCCAGCATAAGACTGCACACTTCGAAAGAGTTTTCTTAGAG